CCGTGCGGCGGCGCATCGCCGAACAGGTGCGCGGTATCAGCCACTGGCGCGTCATCGAGGGTGAGTACCACGATGCGCCCGACATCGAGGCAACGTGGTTCGTCGACCCACCATACTCGACCAAGGCAGGGTCATACTACCCGCACCAACCCGAGTCCTTTGACGCGCTCGGCGAGTGGTGCCGGCATCGGCGCGGGCAAGTGATCGTGTGCGAGCAGGAAGGGGCCAGTTGGCTCCCCTTCAGGGCCTTTGGCCACATCAAGCCGGGCGCCGGCAAGCATCGGCCCGACCGCAACATGGAAGTCGTGTGGACGAGCGGATGCGATGCACAGGGAGTGCTGTTGTGACCGGCGAGCGGAGTGGGTACGGGGGAGCGTCAGGCGCGGGTGCGTCAGGCGAACGGGACACGCGGGCACGGTGCGGCGGATAGTCCTGGCTCGACCCGGCGGCGGGACCGGGCGAGCTGCTCTTTCGGGTGATGGCTGAGGCGGCGGCGCCTCGGCAAGGGGCGCTGCTGTGACCACGGCTGCCCGCCACCTGTACGACGCCGCCGGCCGCCCCGACCCGCGCAAACCCATCCGCACGACCGACGGCTGGCGGGATGCCTGCTACGTCTGTGGACTCGCAACCTTCACCGGCGACGAGCGCGGCCCCTGACGCACCCCGAGCGCGAGCTCGCGAATGTAGCGCGCGAGTGGGATATCGGCGTCCGCGGCGCCGTCGAGGAGCACGCGGTGCTCGGCCTTCGTCATGCGGACGCGGCACTCGACGATGCGGCGCTCGCTCTCTGGGAGTGTGGGTCGTCCAGCCATGACAAATTAATAGGACACGAAAAAAAAATGGTCAAGGGTGTTGACCGGCCATTAATCGTGCACTATCTTTGCTGTGTCGACGGGGACGGACCCCGGACACGAACTTCCCGCGCACACCGCGCGGCCCACTGGAGACCGAGATGACCACGACGATCCCCGCTGCCTTCGCCATCGACACCCTCAACGCCCTCCTCGCCTCCGAGGACATCACGCCCGAGCAGCACTCGGCCGCCTCTGACCTGCTCGGGCACTGTGAGTTCGTCTCCGTCGATGAGGACTCCGTCGTCATCTACGACGCCACGTCCGGCACGTCCTGGGAGCTGGACTGGAACGAGATCGAGCGCTACCCGGCCGAGGGTCTGGACGACCTCGGCACCCAGGTCGCGTGAGCAAGCCCTACACCACCACGACCCGCTACCGCCTCGCCGCCGTCGAGACCCCCGACGGCCGGCGGGGCGTCGCCGCGTTCGCGGGCCTCTGGGACACGGGCGGCGAGGCGTGGGTCGGCCGCGAGCGTGGCCGGCTCTTCCGGCTCCCGCGCGTGTCCGCTGACGAGCTCCAGCTCTGGGTCCCGCTCGCGTGGGTCCGGGGAGACCGCGTCGTCCGGCTCGCGCTCCCCTGTGGCCTCGACGTCGGCCACAAGATGCGCGGCACCACGGACGAGGTCGTGCCCATCGTCGCGACCGTCTACGCGCTACGGTCGCACCCGCCGGACGCTGACGAGGTCTCGCTCGTCCTGGACGTCGATAGCGGTCACGTCGACTTGACCGGTACGCCCTGAGAGCAAGCCAACTTCGCATTGTGCCGGCCGCCTGAGTCGTCCACGCTCAAGGCGTGGACACCCAGGACCAACTCGACACGCTCCGGGCCCGCGTGACCGTGCTCGAGGTCACGCTCGCCCTGTGGCAGGTCGTCGTGCTTGTGCTGCTGGCTACGCGGCTGTGACCCGCGCGCGTCGGGCTCGAATCCAGTCGCACCCGGCCTCGATGTCCCACCACACCCGCACTCTGCCAGGCTCGGGGCGCGTCGGGTCGACGACGACCAGGCAAGCCTCGCCGTGCTCCTGCTCGGTAAAGCCCTTCTCGCGGGCGTAGCAGTCGTCCCGCTTGTAGCCGCGCACTCGCGCTGCGTGCGTCACGCGCCCGTGGCGGTGCTCCGTCGTCAGGTAGGCCCATTCGTGGGTGTGACCTACGGTCACGAGGTGAACGCGCCCGTCAAGCATGGCCTCCTTGTGCGGACCGTGGGTCGCATGAAACCAGGACCGGCCTCGGACGTCATGGCGCAGGAGCCAGACGAACGGCTCGGCCGTCGAGTCGCGCCAGCGCACGGTGATGCGCAGCTCGTCGGGAGCGTAGAGCCTGACCCCGCATTTGTCGGTCAACCACCGCATGGGGTCGATGCCGGGCCCGTGGGCCCATGCGTCGTGGTTGCCGCCGACGACCGCGAACCAGTCCAGCTCGTCGAACAGCCACTCGGAGAGATCCCAGCCCTGCTGAGCCGTCACCGTCGCCTTGTGGTAGAGCCGGCCGAGGCGCCCGATCCAGTTGTCGTGGACGTCGCCGACGGTCGCGGCCATGACGCCGGGCGTGCTCTTTGCGAGGTCCACGTGCCGCTTGAGCGACTCCCAATCGCATCCGGGGTTGTCTAGATGCGGGTCACCCATGACGAGAAAGCCCACGGGCTCGGCGGGGAGGACCACCTCACGCTCGTGGACGGACCGGCTGGCCTTCTTTCGCCTGGACGCCTCGACGCGGGCCTGGACGAGTTCGACCACGTCCGCCGCGCTGGTCGACTTCGGCGGGTCCGGCTCCTCGACTTCGACGCGCCCCATCGTCGGCTCGGGGGCGAGCTCCGCGTCCCACTCCTCCCAGACCGGCTGCCACCGCGAGCGCTTGCACCGGCTGGGCACGCCGCGTGCGCCCATGGCTTCGAGGAAGCACCGGGCCGCGAGCTTGTGGGCATGGTCGTCGCCGAACCCGCGTCCAGCCATCCAGCGCCCCAAATCGCCGCGCCAGGCAGCGCCGAGAAAGGACTCGAAGTCGTCGTCGAGTTCGGCGCGCACCCGTAGGTACGTCTCGGTGAGCGCGCTCGAGGGCCCGTTCGGCACGTCGTCCTGACGGGCTAGCCAGCGCAAGAGGTCGCGCGCGTCCGACTCACTGAGCCCTGTTTCGGCGCGCACCTCGCCCACGTAGCTGTAGTCGCTACGCCGACCCGCACGCTGGTACACACCGAGGCGGTCCTGCGGGAGCTTGCCCGCGTAGCGTTGCCACTTCTCGGAGTCTAGGTGGCTCATCGGTCGTCTCCACGTGCTGGAGGCCAGCAGAGGACCTCGCAGGCGGGCTCACTTGCCCAGCGACTCGCCGCCATCCGGTCGCCGATGCTCTGGACGACTGCGGCGCCCACTAGCGAGGCGGCGAGTAGTACCAAGAGCACAAGGACGAAGTGGTGCGGCTTGATGGGCGCCGGAGGGTAGTGCTCGTCCTCCGGCAGCATCCTAGACCCAGCTCGCGAGGGCCCACGCGACCAGGACCGCCGTGTAGAGCGGGGCGAGCAGGGCGGTCACCAGCGTGGTGGCCAGGATGTAGGCGACGGGCACTAGCCCCGCCCCTCGAACTCCACGCCAAGGCCGAGCGGCCCGACGACGATCTCGCCCTCCTGCGCCATCACTGACCAGCGCCGCCAGTAGAGCGCGGCCTGGATGAGGCGACGGAGCGGGTACTCAAGTACGGCCTGCAGGAAGGCGAACACGGCGTCGGCCGTCTCGTCCTCGACGAGGGCATCGGCCGTGCCAAGGATCTCCCCGGCGAGCGCGTAGGCGTCCGCTTCCGCGTCTGTCATGTGGCCGAGGGGCAGGCGGTCGAGCACCGGCTCGACGTCGTCCAGCGCCTCGCGGATGTCCTCGAGCGTCTCAATGGTCTCGTCACTCACCGTCCGTCTCCTCGTCCCACGAGCACTCGGGGAACAGGGCGCAGATGCGCTTCGCGACGGCCTTGTGGACCGAGAGCTTGGCCTTCGGGCTCTGCACCGTGACCAGAGGATCGGCGTCGTCGTCGACGAGGACGCGCACCTTCATGCCCGCGTCGCCCACCGGGTCGATGAGCGTCGTCTGGCTGTCCACGGTGTAGGTGTTGGGGCAGGCCATGAGGGCAAGAGCAAAGATGGTCGCGATGACGTGCTTCACTTCGGCTCCTCCTTGCGGATCGCCGCCAGGAGTCCGCCAACGAGCCCGATGACCGTGCCAGCGGTGGCCTTGTCGGGAATAAACACCGCCGCGCAGATGAGGCCGGCGACACCCGCCACCGACGCGATCGTGAAGTAGAGAGGGGGTAAATTCACTTGCGCTCCTGGAGCATGATGTCGCGGAGCTCCCGCTGGGATTCCAGCACGAGATCCATCTTCGCACTGAGCGCGGACACGGTCTCAGGGACCGCATCCAGGCGCTCGGCCTTCTCCTCGACGACCGCGATCCGGCCGGTGATGTTGGCGTACCCGGTCGCCGTGATCGCGATAGCGGCGAACAGGGCGGTGAACACGGGCCACCACGTTCGGAACCACTTTCCGCTCATGCCACATCTCCGAGTCCGAACTCTACGCAGGGGGTGATGCCGCAGAGCGCGAGTAGTTCGTCCAGGCCGCCGTTGAACACATTCCGGTCGAGCTTGCCCTTGTGCCAGTCGGCCCGCCACGAGCCCGACTGCTGCCAGAAGGTCCAGTCGCCATTCCACGGGCCGAACTTGTCCGGCTGCCCGATGCGGTTCTCTTCGCGCCCGTAGTCGACGGACCAGAGCGGTCGGTCGCCCGCAGCGGCTCGGTCGTCCTGGACGAACCCGTTCCAGAAAGACGGGCCAGCGTAGAGCACGGTCGACACGCCGAAGAGCTTGTCAGCAGCCTCGAGCGCCTCCGCCATCCAGTCCGCGACGAGCTCGGGGCCGAGGTAGGTGTTCCAGGTGTCGCCGAAGCGGAACGTGGTCAGGTGCGCCGCGACCGTGGGCTTGCTCGGCAAGTCGCGAAGGACGCGCACGCCGCCGAACTCGCAATCGAGCGCGGGTGGCAGGTCGCCCGGCACCCACTGCGACGCTAGCTCGCGCCACTTCTCCATCTGCTCGGTCGCGTTGGTCGGGTTGCCCGACTTCGTGACCATCCGCGCGAAGTGGTAGGGACCCGCGATGACGCCCGCGTCCTTCGCGCCGAGCGTGTGCTGGACGTAGCGCCGCGACTGGCCGTGCCACTCGCTCGACTTCACGAACGCAAACCGCACGCCGTCGGCGTAGGCAGCGTCCCAATCAAGCGGCTGCTGCCACCCGGAGACGTCGATGCCGAGAAGGCGCTCTGGATGCGAGACGGGAGCAGTCACTCCACCACCTCACACGCCGCGATCAGATCCATCAGGGGCGACGTGGTAAGCCGGTGAGCGGTCTTCCCCGACCACCTGCCGCCCGCCGCCTCGACGCCTGCACGCCGAACCGCTCGCTCGTCGTCCGTCTCCTGCCGCTCCTCCGCGTCGCCGACGCGGATCTGGCCCCCGTTCGACGAGTCGAAGACGTAATGCCCGCGGACCGTGTCGTGGTGCGAGTAGGTGATGATCTCGTCACCGATCCGCATGACCTTCGGAATCTGCATCAGACGATCCCCCAGATCTCGACCGAACTCATGTAGATGGTCCCCGACTGATTCCAGTGAAGCTCGCACATCTCATTGGAGACGGACGGAAACGTGGTCCCGGCCGTCGAGACGCTGCTGGTCGCGCCCGAGCCGCTCGTCGTCAGAGACATCGAGCCGGTGGTCCAGACAGTAGAGCCGTTGACCTTGACGTAGAAGAAGACAGTCGCACTGCCGATCTTCCACCCACTCACACGGATCTCGATGCTCGAGAAAGACCGCCAGAGCGCCGCGTCGTAGGTGCAGGCCGCCTTGTGACCGTTGGTGACCGTCTGGCCGGTCGTGCTCGCAAACGGAGCCGTCGCGACCACACCGAGGAGGTACTCGCCCGGGCCCCCGCCGCCACCGCCGCTACCGCCGCCACCGCCGCCACCGCCTAGAGCCGCGATGGCCTGCGCCTGGCGCTCCGGCGTCGTCAGCCGGGGCTCGGTCGATGTGCCCGCCTCGGCCTCGGCCTGGCTCATGACTGGCGGCGAGCCGAACCGACCCACGATCCACGTCGCGCCGGTGTAGGTGTACACTGCCGCCATGCCAGGCCCGCCGACGGCGAAGTCGGACTCGGCAAAGTTGATCGTCTCGCCGTTCCTTCCGGCAATAACGTCGTAGTCCTCAGTCGAGACGTTGACCAACCGCACGGTATCGCCGGCCGACGGTGAAGCTGGAAGGTCGACTGTGATGTTGTCGTCTTCGTCGTCACACGAGACGATGGTGAGCTCGCCCGCAACAGCGGTCTCGCCCGCAGCGCTGATGAACGTCGCGCCCGCGAGCGCGCCAGCGGGAGTCGCAATGGAGGAAAGCGCCGTGCGCTGCCACCCACCCAGGCCGTCACCGGCGACGAGGTCCGTGGTCGCGGTCGACGTGAGAGCATCGAGACCTTCGGCGAGATCGAGGGCGGTTGCCTGCGCTGCCGATATGCCCGCCTTACGGGCGCCGTGGAATCCCATGGTCTACGCCTGCTTCGCAGGTGCGGGCGCTTCCCACGTGAAGGTCGGCGTCGCAGCGCCACCAGCGCACGTGACAACCACCTGGTCGATCGGACCGTGCTCCTCGTAGTCGTAGACCCACGCGACCGTCGTGTCGGTGTCGGCGGAGACCACCTTGACGACGGCCGAGGTGATGTCGGCGCCCCCGAGCGTCAGCGACTTCGTCAGCGGCCGGAACTCGATGTCCCATGCCCCGTTGCCGCCTGTCGCGACAAGCCGACCCTTCCGCACACGCACCGGGGCGAGGCGACCCGCGCCCGTCTCGACCGCCTCGAGGGCCGCCTCATCGATCGTGAAGGACGTAGCCGAAGCCGCCGTCCATTGGATTCCGCGCATAGTGTTCACCTTCTCGCGCCGTCGTGGCAACATACTAGAGCGGACAGGCCAGAGGGCGCAACATGTCAGGCACTCGCATCCGAATTCGCATCGACCCCGCGCCGTTCCGGCGGTTCACGAGCGAGTTGGTGCGGAAGCAATACCCGTTCGCCACTGCGCTAACGCTGACGCGCCTCGCCTACATGGCCGCAGACGCCGAGCGCGTCGACGTCGAGAAGGTCGTCGACCCCCGAGGAAACTTCGTTCGTCGAGGTATCCGCGCGGTCAAGGCGACGAAGCGCCGGCAATGGGCCGAGGTCGGATGGCGCCCGCCCGGCGGGCATCGGCCCGACGACCCGATGGTCGCCCTCGGAGAGGGAGGCCGGCTGGATGGCCCTGTCGCGACGCCCGAAATGCGAGCGCGCACCAAGACCGGCCGGACGACGCCGGCACACTGGCCCGGGCGAGTCCTCGAGAAGTCCGCCAGAGCGAGCGCACGACGCAAGCGCCCAAAGAAGGCGGGCAAGCACCGCAAGCCGCTACCGTTCAAGACGCGGCTCAAGTCGGGCAAAGAAGTGATCGCGGTCCGCGACGGCTCCGAGCGCGTCCCGTTTACGGTGCTCTACTCATTCGACAAGTCGACGACGTTCCGACGCAAGTGGATGTTCCGGCGAAACGCTCGGCGCACCGTCGAGAAGAACTTTCACGCCGTCTCGCGGTCCGCACTGGCCCAGGCTCTTCGCACCGCCGCGCGGAAGGCTTGACGTCGCACAACATGTCGCACCACCGTGTGGACGATGCGCGCTCATCCCGAGCGGTAGGGACGTGCCCACCGTGGCAGACGCGGCGCCCGTGCAAGAACGGCTGCCTGGACGGATACTGCCTCTAGGTCCAGACGGGGATCCAGTGTGCTATGTTGCCGATGTAGACCTGGAGCCACTGCGCCTGCCCGGCGTTCATCGGGCCCGAGCCACCGATCGTCCCGAGCGTGGGCGTCGCGCCGCCGCCGAGCGCCACACCGTCGTCGATGTCCAGCTCCTGCGCGATGACGCGGCCCTGCTGCCCATCCAGCAAGATCGTGATGTTCTCGTCGCCCGATCCAGCCAGCGGGAAGGGCGAGTAGCCCAGCGCAAGCGCGAAGTCGGTCGTGAGCCGGGCATTGATCGACCCCACCAGCACCGAGTGGGCACCCGTCACCTCGGACCCGTTGCAGCCGATGGCCGCGGTCGGGTTTACGCCCGAGACATCCGTCTCCTGGCAGGCGATGGCGGCCGACGTGGTGCCCGAGACGGTGCCCCCGTCGCAGGCCACGAGTACGGCAGCCGTCCCCGACGCGACCGGGGCCGCAGCGTCGTTGATGCAGGCGATGACCGCGGCCGCCTCGCCCGACGCGGTGGGGTTGCGGCCCGTGCGGTCGCCGGTGCAGGCGATGACCGCGGCCGCGGTGCCCGTCGCCTCGCTCACCGAAAGGTTGCCCGTCTTCCCGCACGCGATGACGGCGGCCTGCGCCGAGCTCGCCCCGGTCCGGCCACCGATGGACGCAACAACGGTCGACTGGTCGCCCTGAGCCCATCCGCCGTTGGACGCCATCGAGACGGAGCGGTCACCGCTGGCTCGGCTCGTGTTGCACGCCGCGACGAGGCGGGTCTGGTACGTCGTTTCGTAGCCCGTGTCGCTCGAGTCCGAGTCGAGGGTCTGGACGGGAGCAAGCACCGTGGCGCACTGCGTGTGGTCGGTCTTGTCGGCCGACTGCCCGCCGAGCACGGCGATCTCTCGCAGCTCGCCGACGATGAGGTTAGCGGTGTCCGTGTCAAAGACGGTGCCGGGCTCGAACCAGCCCTCGGTGCCAGCGGCTCCGGGGGTTGGCTTGGACGCTACGGTATCGGGTCCGTCAGGGCGGAACATGGCGGCCCTCCTAAGGCGTGTAGGTGAACTCCCACGTAGCGTGGGCAATCAAGCGCTTGATGGCGCACTCGAAAAGGTCGGTGGAGACGAGGGCACCCGCCGTGTCGGCGGTGATGAGAAGCTTGTCGGCGTCGGCCCAGGACCAGAGTTCGTCGCTGATCTCGCTGATGCCGACGCGGAAGTACACCTGGTAGACCGGCGTGACCGTCACGACGTAGCCGAGCGCAGCGGCGACCTCGACAATGTCGTTGATGGTGAGGCCGCCCGTGTCCACGACTCGGGCGTGCAAGGCAGCGCGCCGCGCTGCGTCCGTCGTCGGAGCCGTCGCGCACGGGTCGGGAAGCCCCCAGGACTCTTCCCATGCCTCGAGCGTCTCGTCCGCGGTGCGCGGGTCGCCCTCGGTCTGGATGGCGTCGAGGATACGGTTGTGGACGCGCGAGAGGACGCCACCGAACGCATACGCGGCCTGATAGAGGCCGGACCCTTCCCCCTTGTCCCACGCCGCGCCGTCGGGCAGCAGGCGGAGCAAGACGTCGCGGTAGTCGGCGTCCGTCTTGTCGGGGAAGTATCCGTTCATGCGAAAGTCACCGTGGAGCGCGTGGTGAGGTGGTCGATGGACGTCGCCGACACGTCAGCGGGGGCCAGGCCGTTGATGGTGTTCACCATGAGCGTGTCCACACCCGACGCATCAATGGCCCCATGGATCTGCCAGAGGTAGATCGTCCCGCCCGGCTCCGACTCGCGATCCCAGAGCGCGTCGAGTTCGGCCTCGACAAGGGCCTGCTGGGCGGTCGTGTTCGGCGTAATCGTCAGATTGAAGGTCGTCGCCTCTCCCGTCAGCGCGGGGACCTGGGGAGAGGCGTTGGCAGGAGCCTTGCCGTCGGTGTAGCTCTCGGCGCTGGTGCCCTTGATGTAGTCGAGCACCGTGTCCCGCTCGCCCGAACCGGGGATGGGCCCGTCCGTTGTCGTGAAGCGCACCTCAACCTCTCCGGGGAGCGCGCCGCCCGCAGGCGTCCGCACCCAGACCTTGTCGACCGTGCTCAGAGCCTCGCGCGTCCAAGTCTCGTAGTCGGCCGCGTTGCCCTGTGTGCCCGTGGAGCCTCGGCGACGCATGCGCTCGAGCACGCGAACCCGAAGCGCCTCGACGGTCTCGAGGTCGACCGCCGCCGTTGCCAGCGACGCGACCGCCGCATCAGAGTCTACGCCCGAGATGGCCGAGGAAAGAGTCAGCACCGCGCCTGGGTCCAGGTTGCCGGCCGTCCCCGTGAAGCTCGCCGTGGCAGCGATGGTCACCGACCCGCCGCCACCGATGCTATCCGTCGTGTCGGTCGTGTAGGCGTTGCCGTTGCCGTCGACGACCTCGGTGCCGCTCGGAATGGACGTCGAGGCGGTGCCCGTGAACGTCACCGTGATCGCGGCCGTCGTCGGCTGGATGCGGGTGAGTCCAAAAATGTCCGCCCATGCAAGCACGCCCCAATCAGGCGCAGTGTGCGGGAAGAGCTGACGAAGCCCGCGCCCGACGAAGGCGTGGACGCCCCAGACCGCACCGCCGAGGGCGATCGCGATCGCGTTCGTCACACGACGGCGGAGCGCCTGGCCGATGTAAGGGAGGTATGCGTCCGCCCCGGTGAGACGGGCGTTGATGTCGTCCTTTACCCCATTGATCGTGCGGTCGATATCGGGGACGACGAAGCCGGATTCCGGGTCATTGGCCACGGTAAGCCTCCCAGACATAGCTGTAGGGCTCGGCGTTGCCCCGGTGGATGATGGTAGTGAGCTGAACGCCGCCGTTCACGCGCTCGGCCGTCACGTCGACCTTGTCCGCCACCCCGTCGTCGGTGAGCCACTTCAAGGCCGCCCGAGCCGCGTCAGCGTAGGCCGCCGCGCTCGCGGTCGTCATGCCGCGAGCCATAACCGCCCAGAGAAGCGAGCCGAGGGCGTCGCCGGTCTCGTAGGTCGAGCCCCACCAGCCGCGGTTGCGCACGCCGTGGGGCAGCTCGGATGCATCGGCCCGGCGGTCGGTGTGCAGGCTGATTACGATGGCCTCGCGCAGCTCGTCGAGGCTCGCCTGGTCGCTCTCGCCCTGGGGCGGAAAGATGGCGAAGCGGCCCGAGGCGGTCGTGCCGTCGAGTCCGCGAAGGCTGTTGATGAAGTCGGTCATGCCACCGCCTTGACCGTCGTCGAGCCGGCGCTGACCTTGCCCGTGATGGTCGTCGGAGGAGGCGGGCACGTCCCGCCCGCAGCGACGATCCCGGACTGGACCTGGCCCAGGAACACAAAAAGTGCGGAGTCGGTGGTCCCGTCGACGATCGTCCCGTCCCCGTTCCGCGCGACCTGAGCCCCACCGGTTCCGCCCAGTTCCACCGTCTGGCCCGACGCCGGCTCAAGGACGATCCCGGAGCGCGTCAGGTGCACCTTGGCACCCTGGTCGTCGTAGAGCGCGACCTCGCCCTCGGCAAGCCCCGTCAGCCGGTACCGGCGGTCGCCCACCGAGATCACGACGGCCTTGTCCGAGTCGCCCCCGAGGTAGCCGACCAGCGCCTCGGCACCAGCCTTCGCGACCGCCGTGAATCCGTAGGGGAGCCAATGCTCCACGCCCGAGCCGTCCGGCCCGTCCTCGAGGTCGTCGTATGCGCGGAGCTTGGCGACAACGCCCTGGAACTTAGACGAGTCGGTGACCCGGTCCACGACGCCACGGAGGAACATGTCGACGAGTCGGGTCACTTCCACACCCCCACGGCCGCGCGCATCATCTGGGTGAGCGTCGCCGCAGCCTCAGCCCGCGCCTCGGCGAGCGACTGGCGAGGAGATGCGCGACGCTTCGACGGCTTGGCGACGATCTCGTCGACGGTGAACGCGGACGGGGGTAGCAGCACGAGATCCGCGATGGTCCCGCTCGCGTGACTCTTTGTGTAGTCGACCGAGACCACCACGAAGACGCCGTCAAGCCGTGCCGTCGTGCTCACCACGCGCACCCGCTGACCCTTCTGCACCACCGTACCGTCCGCCCACTGCCAGCCTTGAACCTGGACGCGCACCGGCACCGAGCGCCCGGCCCGCGTCGCTGCCTCGGCTCGAGCTCGCTCCCGGCACTGCGCAGCGCCCGACGCCCCGTCCGCGTCGATGACCGTCGGCCGGTGTAGCGTCACGTCGGGATCCGATGCGTAGCCCGATGGCGACGACACCGCCTCGCCGCTGTCGTTGTCCGTGCCGTAGCTCTGACCCCGGCAGTAATAGTCGCTAAAGACCTCGGTCGCGTCCGCCGTCGACTCAACCGCAAGCACCGGGCCCTCGCCCGCGCGGATGGTCTGGGCCACCGGCCCCGACTGCGCGACGCTCGTCAGCACAAGCCGGCCGTCAGCGTCATCCGTCAGCAGCAGGTTGTCGGGCCGGACCAGCCGCTCGATCGCCCCGTGGACGCTCTCGGAGGCCTTGGCCGTCCACGACCGAACCTGGCGAGTCAGCGTCACGCCCTCCCCCACGGCGACCGTCACGCCAAAGGGGACCGCTAGCGCCTGGGCGATCTGGAGCGGGGTCCGCCGCTTGTGGCGCCCCTTGGCGGTCGCGACCGAACACTCAAGCTGTGCCGTCTTCGACCGGCCCTCGAGCTGGACGAGCGATCCGTCCACCGCGTCTCGTGCCGTCACCCGCTCCACGATCCCGGTGATGACCTTGGTCCCGTCGACCCAGACCGAGCAATCCTTCTGGACGCCGATGTCCAGCGGCGACTCGGTGCCCGGGTCAAACGCCGAGAGTACCACGCGGAATTGCCCCGCCGACTCCTCGAGGGACGTTCGCACCGACACCTCGGTCCATCCACCGTAGCGCTTCCCGCCAACTCGGATCTCGACGCTCATGAGGACGCCACCACGAGTTCGCCACCGTCGACGAAGAGCGGGTGCCGAATGCCGTTGCGCTCCACGATCTCGAGGGCGCGGCCGGCGTCGCCGTAGAGGTCCCAGGCCAGCGTCAGCGCGGTCTCAAAAGGCACATCAAGGACCAGCGTTTCCAGCCGCGCGAGGTTGCCCACGCGGGCGTCGATGTCGAGGACAAAGGCCGAGGCGAGGTCGATCAGCTCCTCGCGCGTAGTGCTGTCCGACTTGTCGGCCTCGGCGTAGATGCGCGCCGCGTAGGTGTTGCGAACCTCGATGGCGTCGTCCGCCACGTCCCATGTTGTGTCCGCTGCGAGCTCTACGACCCGGGCGAGGGTAAGGCGACGCACGAGCCGGTCCATCGCCGTGTCGTTAGCGTCAGCAACGTCCGTGTTCGGTGTCGACGTCACGGAGGACGTGTCGTCGGCTCCCGCGTCGGCGGTGAGCGAGTCGCACCCGGCGATGGTCGTGATCTGGTCGATGGCCGACTGGAACGCCGCAGCGAGGTCGGCCGGCGTGTCCACCAGCGTCGAGGCGTCGTTCTCGAGAGTGTCGACCGCGCTCGACAGAAGCGCAGTTGTCGAGGTCACTGTGCCGGTCGTGATGGCCGCTGCGAGCGTGCCGACCTTGGTGATCGACTTCGCCCGGCTCCACCCCGGCACGTCCTCTACGTCGAAGGTCGACGCGAACGCCGCGATGGCGCGAGCTTTGGCCGCCGCCGACTGCGTTCGGGCCTGCTCCTCGGTGTCGTCGATGACGAGGGGCCACTGCTGGTCGCCCGTCTCGGTGTAGTTGATCGCGAACCGAACGACCGGACCCTCGTCGGTGATCCGTTGCGTGATGTCGACGTGACGGATCTGGACCGTGCGCCGACCGAGGAAGGGGTGAACGAGGACGCCCGGCCCCTCTTCGCGCAGCGCGTCTCGAAGATCGGTCGCCCGCTCGACCCAATCGTCGCCGAAAACCGTGGCCGTAAAGGTGCCGCGCTCGGCCTCGCCCCCGGTGTCCTCGGCGTAGGCGGAGTCGCTGCCGACAAACTCGTGGTCAGGGCCCAGACGGCCCGTCCCGAGCGTCCATTCTGGAACGTGGAACGCCACCCCCCTGAAGGACGCCGGCTGCATCTGGTCTCGCCACGTCACGGCGTCGCCCCCACGGTTCGCACGCCGACCTTGAGGCCGAGCGGGGACTTGGACTCGGTGCGGACCACCGTAGCCCGCTCAGCGCCGTCGCCCTCGAGCTTCACGCGGACCATGACCTCGCCCTTCTGCGGGCCGAGCGGCGCTGTAGCCATGCGAGCGCGGATCCACTTGCGCTGCTCATCGACGAAGGTCCGCTCGAACTTCTTTCGCACGGACGCGCCACCCGTCGACACCGCCTCAAAGAGATCGCCGAGCGACCCCTGGTAGGGGTTGGCCGCCGAGACAGCTTTGCCAAACCGCTCGACGGCCGAGACCCGAACAATGCGGTCTTCGTACTCCTCGAGGCGCGAATGTCGCTCGAGCAGATCGATGAGGTGAAGCGCGTCGTCGACCGCCTTGCGGATCGTGTCGATGACCGGGCCCATCGCCCGCTTGACCGCTGCCGCTGCCCGTCTCACCGCCGGTGGCATGTCGTCCCAGAGCGCCACCGCTGCGGCGATGCCTCCAGCAACCAGGCCCAGCGGTCCCAGGAGCGACGTCAGGCTCCCGACCAGGCCAACGCCCAGCATGGTAGACACCGCCGGCACCACGTTCTCGATACCCCCGAGCATCTCGACGAGGCGGCCAAGCCCATTCCACACGCGCGCGATCCCGTCGCCCACCTTGCCCCACGGCACCGACCGCAGAGTCGTCACTAGCTTGCGCGCGAAGTCCTGTACCCGCGACGAAATCAACTCACGGTTGAGGCTCGCCCACTCGGTAAACTGCTTCAGCAGCGGCTCGACAACCGGGATCAGCGCGTTGCCGATGGTGTTCTTGAGCCCCGCCATCGCGAGGTCGAGCCGCGCCTGAGTGTCGACGAATCCCTCAGATTGCTTGAGCGCGTCGTCGTCGACCACGCCGAAGTAGCGCTCGAACTCCTTCCGGGTGTCACGAAGGGCATCGGCGCCGTTCTCCGTCATGAGCGCCATCTTCGCGCCCGCGCGACCGAAGGCCGCCGCGGCGAACGCCGCCCGGTCCGCTGGGTCCTCAAGACGCGCCATGCTCTCAAACAGCAGGTCAATGGCCTCCGCTGTCGAGCCCGCCGACTGCACTTGCTCCAGCAGACCGCGGTTGCTCTTCCGCAACATCGCGTACAGTGCACCCGTGCCGACGCGCGCCTCGCCGATGCTCCGCGTGGCCCTCTCCATGCCCTTCGCGAACTCGCCAGCACTCACGCCCGACAAGTTCGCCACGTGCCGAAGTTCCGCGTACGCCTGCGCCGTGATGCCCGTACGTCGCGCTGCCTTGGCGAGCTCGTCGTTGGCAGCCGCAACGCCCGACGTCATCTTGTAGAGCGCGGCCGTCGCCACCCCCGCACCCGCAGCGATGGGCACCGCTGAACGTGTCGCGACCGCACTCATGCGCGTCGTCGCGGCAGCGACGCGACCACTCAGGCGTCGGAGCGGACCGGTGAGCCGGTCCGTGAGCCCGATGATCGTCTTGAGTCTCAGGTCAGCCACGCTGCTCCTTGAGGAGTGCTGCGAGCCCCTCGGCCCACCACCCGACCTCGAGGTCGGTCATGTCCAGCAGTTGCGCGGGCGACCAGCCGAAGTGCTGAGCCAAGAAGGCTAGCTCTGCCCTCCACTCACCCGGCCACCCCCGGTGAAAAAACCGATGATCTCGCTGATGTAGCCGATGTCGTCGGCGTCCATCTCATAGACGTCCGCGACCTGTAGGCCGGTGAGTCGGCTGATCAACTTGAACGTAGCCGACACGCCGTCGCCGAGCTCAGCCGCCACCTTCATGTCGCGGCCCTTCAAACGACGGACGGTGACGCGGTCGCAGACGACCTTGGAAGCCAGTTGAAACGGACGAACCGGCCCCGAGGCCGCGCCCGTCTCATCGTCAAAGGACCAGCCCTCGCGAAGTTCCATCACGCGCCCACGAAGTCGAGGTCATCGAACTCAAACCGGCAGGGGGTTGAGCCGTCCGCGCCGTTGGCGGTGACGTCCCCGACGTAGTCCCCGAGCTGCCCCGAGAGCGTCGACCCGTCGCGGAACACCGCAATGATCGTCGCATCCTCGGTGCGCACGACCTCTTCGACCTCGGCCGGCGAGCACACGAGCTCGATCTCCATGTAGGGGACCATCCCCTGGTAGAGCTTGCCCGCCCGGCCCGTAAGACCCGGCACACTCTCGCCCACCATCTCGTTGCGCGTGTCGTAGGTCACCGCCGTGTCCGCCTTGGGCGTGTAGGGCGTGCCGTTGATGCTGAAGGCCATCAGGCCGAGCTTCCGTGCCATGAGTCAGGTCTCCTAGGCCGCCGGGTCGACGCGGTTCGCGCTGATCACGAACTGGCGGACGTACTCGGGGGTCATGTTGGTGTCGATGCGGTTGGGGTTGCTGCTGTTGATGGCGACCACGAGGGAGTCCGCGAAGTCGTCCACGTTCTGCACCCAGCCGATTCGCTCGAGCTTGCGCATCTCGCCGACAAGGAACGCCTTGAAGCCGGCCGGGTCCACCGCGTCCACGCCCGCACGCAGCTTGCTTGCGTCGTCCACGAGGAGGTGACGCGGGTAGGTGGCGCGGATAGCCGCGATGAGGCGGATGAAGACCCGCATCGAGACGAGCACATCATTCAGGAAGAGGTAGTTCGCGTTCTCGCTCGTCGTCGTCAGGCGGAGGATCTCGATGCCCGTGTCAGACTCGGACAGTGTGCCCAGGCCGCCGTCGATGAGGGCCGACTTGTCCGTGTAGGTCCGACGGCTGCCACGGGGCGACGGGTAGCCCGGCACGGTGAGGCCGGTGAACTGCCGCGCAGGGGAGTTGTCGCCCGCGAGTGCCGAGACGCGCACCCGGCCCGCAACCGCGGCCGCAACGCCCCAGGGCGGTTCCGGCGTCGTCTCGGGGACGTCCACGATCACGCTGTACCGGCAGTTGCGGCCCGCACTGAGCGTGATGTTGTCAACCGCGGAGTCGCGCGAGCCCACGATGGCGTAGCCCCAGAGCTGCCGTGTGGGGTGCCAGCGACCCGTCGAGTCCTCGTTCAGCTCGTTCTCGACCGCGGTCAGGCTCGGCGCGTCAATGAAAGGATGGACGATGGTGGAATACCGGTCGTCGTCCAGGTTGCCCAGCGCCGTCGTGATGTCCGCGTCCCTCAGGCCCGATGCCATCGCCGTAACGGTGAGCGACAGACCAGCCGGCGTGGCGTCGCCAGGGAACGGATTCGACTCGATGACGACCAGATTCCCGAGCTCCCCGTCGTTGGCGGCGGTGAGGTCGACATCGTCCCCGTCATCCGCAGCCGAGACCGCCGTGCGGCCGTCGGCGTTGATAAGCGGGACGAGGGCGTCGACCACGTCTGCGGCGGTCGCGCCCTTCGACACGCCCGCGCGGATGGCTCGTCCGTTAATTCGCAGCGACACCGTCCCGCCCGCGGTCGCCGTGCCCGAAAAGGCGAGCGTGCCCGTCGCGGCCACGCCCGCCGCGTTGTCCGGCAGGCCGATCGCGTACACCGCGCCGGTCGGGTCCGTCTGGCGGTAGCGCCAAAGCATGTGGGCCAGGATCGACTTGGCCCCCGCGAACGCTTCGCAGTCTTCCCAGGACGTCCCCAGGAAGAGAGCGGGCGTGTTGTCGGCGAGCGTCGACGAGCTCGTGTGCGGACCGATGATGAGCACCGGGCCGACCTCTTCGGTCGTACCCTGGCCGGGGCCGAGCTCGAAGTAGACGCCCGGGACCTTGGTGTCGGGAACGTAGGTGAAGCTCATCGTCGGCTCCTCACGAGTAGATGTTGGTCACCTCAGCAGAGGTGCCCTCGGTCGAGGTGATGTGCGCCTCGCGGAACTGGTCCGCCGGCGCTGTCGTCTGGTCGTGCTGGACCTCCCAGGAGAGGTCAAGCGAGAGCACCGCCTTGCCGCGTGCTCGCCGGGTCGTGCTGTCGATGAACTGCCGAGTGCTCGATGCGCCGATGGACCGAAAGAACATCCGCCAGTCGTCGTCGCCAAAAAGGGCCTGGCGGATGGCCTCGACGAGCGCGTCGAGTGCGTCGGCCAATGCTGCCTCGTTGCCGTCTTCCATCAGGTCGTAGGCGTGGACCTGGACCGTCAACGTCCGGTCCATGAAAGGCTCGGTCTGGGCAAGAAGCGTCTCGCGGTCGATGTCCGCCAGGACGACCACGGCTGGGTGGACGTGGTCCTCGTCGATGGGCACCGACCGCGAATCGTGCACCACGCCTTGGAAAGCCGAAGCCGGACCCACGGCAATCGTCAGCAGCGAGACCACCGAGGCCCGCACCGCCGAGTTCGTGCCCGACGCTGGTGCCGGCATCAGGCCACCTCGATGGCGTGAAGCGTGGCGTCTCCGTTGCCGGTGCGCTCGATCTCCACCACCTCGTAGGTGATGCCGCCGTGGGTGAACGTGTCACCCGCCGCCGCCTCGCCGCTCTTCGCGGTGGGGTCAGCGGACAAGCGAGAAAGAATGACGTGCAGCGCAGGGCCGACCGACACCGCCCCGTCATCGAGCACCGTCACATGCTCGAGGTCGAAAACGGCGTCGATGTCGGCCGCCGAACCACCCGCGGGCGTGTACGAGACAGCGACCTCCCAGGGCGACGCGGCCCCGGTGTTGGTCGCCGCCTCGATGTGCGCGCGGAGGCTCATGTTACGGAGTCAGCTCCTGGAGCGCCGCCTCGACGGTGGCGCCGACGTAGAGACCGCCCGCGTCCTCGATGCCCACGAGAGCGGCGCCGCCCGAACTCGACACGAGCGAGCCGAAGGTGGCGAACAGGTTCGAGGCGTCCGCGTCGAAGATGACCTCACACGAGGTCGCCCCCGATGCCGCCGCCTTACGGACCTGGCCCATGTAAGGGTCGGTGCCGATTCTCGCGTTCGCGAGATCCACCGTCTTCAGCCCCGCCACGTCCCAGAAGACCGGGTCGCCAACCGAGTAGGCCGTGCCCGTGGTCTTGTCGACCTTCGCGATACCGTCCCGCAGCAGGGCGACGTTGGCGCCCGAAGCCGCGCTGGCCTGCGGGATGCCGAGGAAAACCCCGTTGCTCACCAGCGGAGCGCCACTCGTGGCCGCCGCCGGGGCGGCGACCGTGACGATCTTGGAGGGTCCGATGTAGTTCTTCATGTGCTTCTCCGTCGTCCTGGGGCTTAGGCGCCCGCGTTCTTGTAGGCGCCCTCGCGCTGGACCTGGCCGAACCCGAAGTCCTCCCAAGCGTAGATGCCCACACCGCGGTAACTCGGGACGTCGTCGGCCGGCGCCGTCTGGAGGCCGGCAGCGCCCTGAAGCGTGCCGTACTCATAAGCGCGGTAGACGCTCGGGTCCGAAAAGAGGTACCAAGCAGTCGTCGAC